TCCTTGCCCCGACGATCAAGAACATACAGGAGTGCAGCAACAATCATTACTACGCCAACAACCATTCCAAGTGTCTGGTAGTCTGTCATTTGCTTTTTGAATGTGGATTGGTTTAGACATACTTAGACGCGGTTAAAGGTCCAGCTTCACAATTCCAGCAGGCTTGGCAGCAGGCTCCTCGTCCTCTTCTCCTAAATCGAGCTTGATATCCTCTCCCATCGTGAGGCGAGGACGGTCATCTTCATCGTCATCATTATCAGTCTCAAACTCAACAGTCTCAGAGGGACCAAACGTCAGTGCCGGCTTTGGCTCTGTTGGGACAGGTTTCTTCTCGGGCTCAGGGACAACCGGTGCAGCCGTAGACGGACGAGCTTGGAAGTATGCCTTGCTGATATCCTTCCACGGGATAAAGCTGTCGATAACCTCATCAAGGGTCCCACCGAGCATCGTCTCAATATCGCGACGATTGCGGGACTGTTGTTCAGAAGATACATCAATGGTCTTGAACATATATGCATTTGACCAGCACTTCCGAGCTGCAGCCTTGTACAGCGTAAAGATGAACTTACCCAGTGACGGACGATCAAACTCGATATTGACATGAGCCTCATCAGACTGCTGAAGAGAAGCAAACGCGCGAATGTAGCTCACAAATACACCCAGCAAGAGATCCTCCATATACTCGCATTTTGACACCTTCTCAATACGCGCCACCTCTGTGTTCAGAATCTCATCAGTCCACTGGGGAACGCGAGTCAGAAGGTTCTGAAATGTCTTGAGTGTCTCGCTCGGCTGCTTGTTGCGAACACACGCAATCTTGGCATTGTCGTAAATACTCCAAAGACCATCTGCGATATGGGGGATAAGAACGCGACTCAGGTTCTCACGAAGAGACTGCTTGACAAACTCGGTGCTCATTTACTTAGACACAGCGAATAGAGGAACGTCAATACGGACGCGATGCCAAAGTTTGTCTTGATTTTGATGGTTAAGAATGAAGAGAAGATTCTTCTGAGATGCCTAGCTGCCGTCGAAGGTCTAGTTGATGCATATGTCATTACGGACACCGGATCGACTGACAAGACAACGGATGTTGCAATGGACTTTTTGTGGGGGCACGATGGCTGCCTTGAGGTGAATACATGGCAAGACTTTGGTCATAATCGAACCTTGAGTTTTCAGAATGCGGTGGGATATTGTAAAGCAAATAAATGGGATCTGAAAGATTCGTATGGTCTTCTACTGGATGGTGACATGATGTTTGTTCCAGGGTGCCTTAAGGAACAGAAGCTTGGTGATGTCGGATATACGATGATTCAGTCTGCTGGAAATCTCGAGTATCCTAACACCCGACTTGTACGAATGGATTATGATTGGGTGTGCAAGGGCGTTACCCACGAGTACTGGGATGGACCATGTACGCATCTTCCCAGGGACATCTGCTACATTGACGATCGCAATGATGGTGGATGCAAGACAGATAAGTTTCCCCGTGATTTGGCGCTCTTGTTGAAGGGCATCGAAGATGAACCGGATAATGTTCGATATATGTTCTATCTTGCTCAGACGTATCACGCAATGGGAAAGTATGACGAAGCAATTGCAACGTACAAGAAGCGCATTCATATGGGTGGCTGGTTTGAGGAGGTCTGGTATTCTCACTATATGATCTCAAAGACATATGAAACGCTAAACGACGTACATCAGTTTGAGGAATGGGTCCAGCGAGCATTTGCATTTTACCCGGGACGTGCAGAGGGATTGTATCATCTTGCAAAGTACTTCCGCATAAAGGGAGATCACTTCAAGGCGATGCACTACATTCAGATTGGAAAGAAGATTCCACTTTCCAAGGATTCACTGTTTATTGAGCGCGAGATCTATACTGGCTTATTCGACTATGAGGAGTCTGTGTGTCGCTACTATACTCTTGGAACAAAGCGCGAAGCCCTGCGCGATTCCATGAAGTATCTGATGACAGACAAACCGTTCCCCGACAGTGTTTATCAGAATATGAAGTTTTACATTGAGGTCTTGGATGGCGAGTCGGTTCCCTACCCCGTGCATCGTGATCTGTTTGGACCCAACTTCCATCCTGCGCATATTTCAATCTCAGCACCGTATCACAATATTCGATTTGTGAACTACAATCTGAACCATACAAACACAACCTACACAATGAAGGATGGTTCGTATTCTGATCATAATGATGTCTTAACTCAGAATGCTTGTTACAATGAAGATACGAAGGAGATTGTCTTGATGGATGACAAGTCCACCAATCTTCCACGTGTCTCTGCTCGTGTCAAGGGACTGGAGGATGTTCGTCTGTATCGTGACAAGCTGGGTGATCTGTGCTTCTCTGCAACCGTAGCAGAGTATGTACCGTGGCACGCTGTTATGAGGGGAAAATACGATCCCGATACTGGAAAGTACCGCGATTGTATTGTGATGGAGTCACCCGTTGGATCTAAGTGTGAGAAGAACTGGTTGGCGATTACTGGGACAGATGACGTGATCTACCACTGGTTTCCTCTGCAGATTGGTAAGTTTAATGGAGCAAAGATGAATATTCACACTCGCCATACCACGCCATGGTTCTTCCGTCATCTGCGAGGGTCAGGTGCGCCGGCGCGGACGAAGAATGAACTCTGGGCACTGACACACTTTGTTATTGGTGAGAACCCTCGCAATTACTATAGTTGTATCGTTGTCCTGGACGACAAGAGCTATGTTCCGAAGCGAGTGTCTATTCCCTTCCTATTCCATTCGAACTATGTTGAGTTTTCGATGAACATCCGAGTCGAAGGGAAAAATGTCAAGTGTATTTATTCGACGCTCGACGACAATCCCTGTGAAATCACGTTTCGAATCAAGGATGAAGATTGGATCGCGTTTACATGAGAATAGACATTAGTACTTAATGTACGCAGTGAACTTGGAATCGGCAAATACTGATCAGTTTCTTTGTCAGAAACTTCCATCATCTACTTATTTTGTTCCTACATTCAGCCATGCAGAAACAGTTTGTCATAAAGGTGCTGATGAAAAATGTGTAATTGACTGTGTTGTAAGCGAATATCTTACTCCAGCAAAGGACTTTGTTGATATTGGTGCTAATCTTGGAACATTTACAATTCCTGCAGCTAAAAAGGCAAATCATGTCCACAGCTTTGAATGTTCTCCCAAAATATACAACTATCTATGTGCAACAATTGCATCTCACGACCTTTATAGAAAAATATCGGCTCATAAGATAGCACTGGGAAGTAGCTCTGGGACAACTCCATATTATGATCGCGGATCAACAGCCGAACATAATGGTACTGTCTTACTAAGTCGTGATAAGGACCTCAATACACCGTCTATCAATATACCAGTTCGAACTCTTGATTCCTTTGAACTGTCAAACGTAAATGTTATCAAGATTGATACAGAAGGTGCAGAAAATGAAGTATTTTTGGGCGCAAAAAAGACAATTATTGATAATGACTATCCCGTTATTTTCTTCGAGTCATGGGATCCATGGCGAGATAATGAGGGTCGAAATGCAACTGCACTTCGGTCGGAGTTATTTGAGACTGTGAGATCACTTGAGTATAATATTACGTCATTGTTTCACCCTGAAATGTTTATTGCTACGCGTCGCTAAGTGTACAACTGACGCCAGGACTCATTGATCACCTTCGGCTCCACAAGAATAGACCGAACATCATCCGGCGTGATCGCCATCGGAAGCTTGATTGCCTTGTAGAACGGATATCCCTTTGCCGTCTTCTCGTCGGCAATGCGGAGGAGATTGATGCGGGTGACCAGTGTCTCCACTGCACGAATCAGAACGCGAACGCCCTCTTCCTCATCTGAGTACTCGGACACCATAAACTTGACCGCCTCATCTGTGATGGTAAGATCCTTCTCCATACTCAACCGCTCCAGCACCTGAGGCCACACATACTGCTTCAAGATCACCTTCTTATCGTCCGAGGTGTATCCGGTGCAGTTGATGACCTGCATACGATCCTTCAAGATTGGGTGAACCTTGGACTCGTCGTTGAAGCTGAACACAAACAAGCACTGACTCAGATCAAAATCAACTCCCGCAAAGTAGCGGTCGTGGAAATGCGAGTTCTGCGACCGATCTGTCAAGTGAATAAGCATACTGATAATCTCTTCGCCGTGCGCCGTCGTAGACACCTTATCCAACTCATCAAAGTAGATAACAGGATTCATACACCGTGCTGACATTATCGCATCTGCGATACGTCCCCATGTTGCTCCCTCGTAGGTATACGAGTGTCCCGTATATTGAGCTGAGTCCGAGGCTCCACCCAGAGAGAAGAACTCGAACGGTCGCTTGAGAACCTCTGCGACACCGTGGCGCGCAAAGGACGTCTTACCAACACCCATCGGACCCTTCAGCGCGATCACATTGCCAACTGAGCTCGGATTCGCAATCCACTGCGCCACAATCTGCATAATCTGTGCCTTGGCAGCATTCATTCCATAGACAGCCTTATCCATTGTGATCTGAGTATCTGCCAGGAACCTAGAACAACCGGCACGGTCGTCAGCAAAGCTCACTGGGAGCGGCACGATGTTCCCAAACGGCACCCGAAGGAAGCCATCTACCCACGTCTTGAGTTTGTGGACCTCGCCGGAGTCCGGATCCATCTCATTCAAGATGTCAATCTTGCGGATGACACTTGCCTTGAGAGCGTCGGGGATCGGTAGCCCAAGAACCCGGAACTTGTAAGGGATTTCGCCATCGGAGACTAGCTTGGCAAGACTCTTCATTTGGGTATTGAGGCGGCGTCGCTTGGACTTGGATAGGTCCTCAAAGTACTCCTCCTCTTCATCATTAAGATTGAGAGCGGGTTCCTCGTCACTCTCCTCTTCTCGGTGGGTACGCCGCCGACTCGGTCTACGGCTAGACCCCGGAAGCTTCCCCTTACTATCCGGGCTGACGTACTTGTCCATCAGATGTGCAATGAAGTCCTCTTCGTCCTCCGACTCCGACTCCGACTCTGATTCCCGTTCAATGTCAATGCGGGAGTTTCCCTTACCAGAGATCTGGTGAATGTGAAGTTTGACGGACACCTTGGAGCCCCTGGGGAGTTTGAGAGTTGTCTCCTCCTCGCTCTCTTCCTCGCTCTCTTCCTCGCTCTCTTCCTCGTCTTCTGATTCACTTGGCTTGTAATCTGTATCTTCTGTATCATCCTCCTCTTGTTTGGTCTTGAGAGTATCATCGTCTACCCAAACCACAGGAGCCTTACGACTACGAAGATTGTATTGCTTAGGCGGCATTCTTGCTGCTTAATAACATTTAAAACAAAGTAGTATCCATTTTTAATGGAGGACATTGCAAAAGTTGTGAAGGATCTTGAAGATGATAACAACCGGGTTGCCGCATCTGATCCTGGCACAATAACAGCCCTCGGCGTCGTCCGGACGTTCCTAAAGAACCATCCTGTGATGTGCTATGGCGGTACGGCAATTAACGATCTTCTCCCAAAAGAAGATCGATTCTACGACCCGAAGGTGGATGTACCAGACTATGACTTTTTTAGTAAGACACCTCAGGCACATTCGGTCATTATTGCAAACCAACTAAGGGCTCATGGGATCAAGGCGGTGGAAGTCAAGCCAGGAATGCACATTGGTACCTTTAAGGTGTTTGCAGAATACACCGGTGTTGCTGATATTACCCAGCTAGATGAAGCCATCTTTGATCGGCTGTGGAAAGAGGGGGAGGTGCGCAACAAAATCCACTATGTACCCATAAACTTTCTGCGAATGTCAATGTATCTTGAGCTTAGTCGTCCTCGCGGGGATGTGTCTCGATGGGAAAAGGTGTATACCCGCCTTCAACTTTTGAACAAGGCGCATCCGGTGACGTGTAAGATGGAAGATCCATTCACCCATGACAAGCTCACACCTATCCAGAAAAGGGGTGTTATTCGTTTATTAAAGACGGAATCCGTTATTCTTTTGGGCGTAACATCGTCGGAGGTACACTTGAATAAAAACTGGACGACACCAATCGGACTTCTTGCCGATGCAGAGACAATTGCTCGTCTAACACATGGCGAAAAGACTGAGATTTTTGAGGAAAATGATATCCTCCCAAAACGAACGGTTGTGTTGGACTCAACTGGTGAGAAGACACTATTCCGTTTCTATGAGACAACTGCGTGTCACAGCTATCACAAGATGGATAATGGTGTAAAGGTTGCGAGTATTCCAACCGCGCTTCAATTCTTCTTTGCATACATGTACTCGGGTGCTCACGAAGAAAAGTTGGCAAGTGTATTGTGTATTGCCCAGCGGTTGGTCGACGTGGCGAACTCGAAGCCGCATCGGAGGTTTGCTATCTTGACACCCAGCGAATGCATTGGGGAACAAGAGAGTTTTATTGAAATGAAACGCAACAAGGCTGACCTGCTCAGCGAACTTGGAAAGAACAAGTCGTCTAAGAAATATTTGGAATACTTTTTTACATATAATCCTGATGACGCAACATCAAAAAAGAAGGTGAAGAAACAGTTGCAGGTCCTCAAGGAGGCTACACCGGAGGAAAGTTCCCATTCCTGAAGGTGAGAACAAGACCATTTCCGTTGTACGTGAGTCCAGCGCAGGTTGTACACGCCGCATAGCCGTTCACGTTGGAGGAGACCTCTTTAAGACCCTGCAAATACTGAAGATACACATCATTTCCATTACGAATACGAGGACGAACAGCCGTCGGCGCATTCGAATTGAACAGCTGGTAGATTTGACGCACACGAGTTTGTGCAACCACATCCGATGATTCGCGAAGACGCATTCCTTGGATACCAATAACCGACGAACTATTTTGACCGCCTGCGCTCATTACGTTAGACTGAGAATTAAGTTCGTCCAATGTACCAGCTCATGTCGAAGTATTGGGGACCCGATGGAGGGATTGTCAGATCATTGGTCGGAACAGCAGAAGTCAATGGAGCAATCTCACCCATTGATAGCGAGCGGGGCGTATACTGAAAATTCGCAAGAACACCATCCCAACCAACAGTTGTCGAGCCTATCACAAGATCCGTGTCATTCTGCTTCGGAAGCTGAAGGAGCGAGTGATGCTGACGGATTACACCATTGATGTACACGTCCACTGCATCCTGATCCACTACGATTGCAAAGTGAACCCACTTGTCAGCAGGAATGTTCGGAATTAAGATTGTTTCTGGAGTATCTGCATACGTCTGGATGACCACAAGCAGTGCATTTGACGTCGTATCTAGATACAATCCGGGACAATCACCCTTACTGAAGATCGGTCGCTTCTTTCCATAGTTGTATGTGAAGTCCTTGACCAGAATCCATCCAGTGTAGGTAAAGGTTGCACCCTGTTGCTGGTTGAACGATCGCGTGATTTTACTACCCGCTACATTCTTCATTTCTTTGCCTGAGAGGGATCCACCCATAATATCAATCGCATCTGTCGTTTTTGTAGGCGATGAGAAGACCCTCCAAAGAATAACCCCGATGATGACCGCCGCAACAAGCGATGCGACAATTGTAAACACACTCATTACCCTTTACTTAGAAACAAAGCCTCTTGAAGTCAGACGAATGCCACTCTTCCGGACGGCAACGGGTGCTAAAGTCGGTTCCTCTGCACCACCGTCTCTCCAAACCATTTTCAACATATGCTGGTAGTTTGTTCCGCGCTGATACGCGAGTGTCTGGGGTTGGACAGTGCGTCCGCCAAGATCGTAGATATAATGAATTTTCTCAGAGTCTGACTGATACTCGCGTTTGAGCCATCCTGTCTGAGCAAGGCGAATCGTCCAGTCAAGATCCTCGCCTTGGCTTGCATCCCTGAATGAAATCAGGCGCCCAACATCAGTCATTATCACATTCAGGTGATTCGGAGGACGAACAAATACATCTCCAATGCACATCGGCATATCCAGTTTGTTGTCAACGCTATGAGTGAAGGTGTATTCATTCATCTGACCGCGGAGACGACACACGTGGAAATCACCTTGGATTGTTGCTAATGCATCCTCAAAGTATGCTTCGGTCACCAAATCATCGTCATCAACAAATGAAAAGTACTTACCCTTTGCACCCTGAAGGAGTTCCTGGCGCTTCGTACCTATCTTCTTCTCACGATTGTCATATGAAATGCAAATCTGAATCCGCAGTCCAGGACAGATGTTTCGCTTATGAGTATTGATCATTCCAAGAAGACGATTCAGTTTCTCTTCACGACCTGAGATTGATGCAATCAGGATCGTCCAATCGTATTCATATGTCTTCCGAGAAATATAGGTATACATATCCTCATCCCAGAATGTCTGATTCCTTGCATACAGGGCATCGGCGCGATCTGCAAATCCAGTACCGGGGTGCTCATGCTTGATCAAGACATATGGGATGTACGTACACTTCGACGCTAAAGACCCCCTGCACAGGTCTGTAAACTCTGTATCACAGAACAGGCTCTTGTACGCGGGGTGGTAGATATATTCAAACGATTGATACATCTTCTTTCCCATGATTGAAATCGTATTTAGTTTGTTTCCTTGGCTTCCATCGTTCACCCACAGAATGCCATCTGTATCTGAGTAGTTTGCCAGCATATGAGTGCGCAGAACATCGTCGTATCCCTTGATCTGCGGAACCATATCGTCTGAAACAACTACAACCATATCCCATTCCCAAGGAACCGTTGATATGTCTGCATTCACTGCTTCGATCTTGGTTACACTGTTTCCAAAGTAGATTTCAGACCAAGCTGTTTTATATGTAATGTTTTTGATTTGGTGTTGAACAGATCCATCGACCATCGTTGTATCATCAAGATCACACGAAATACAAACTCCAATAAGATCGGGGCGATTCGCTAATGAAATATATTGATTTAAAACTCGAATAAACTGAGCAGGTCTAGAGCGAGTTGGACATTTGAGTAAGATTCGCATTACTAGTTAGAAAGATGAACTTCCAACCACCTTACCCGAGCTGTCCTTGACGTTGAACGTGAAGGTGTATCCAAACAGGGTCATCTGAGAACCACCTGTCGTCGTGGAAGAAGGCTGAGCGAATGATGCACAGTTGGTGCCCGCGGCAAAGAATGCAGCCGCATCCGACGGTCCCAGCATATTCGGGTAGGCGTGAACATTACAGATCGAACCAGAGAAGCCACCGTTATCGGCTGTCACGAGATCGCCCGCCGCCGGACGAGGAACGCCAGGTAAGACGCACGACTTCACCAGCTTGCCGTTGATGTAGATATCCAGATTACGCTGGAACACCGTCACGGACACTGCAAACCACGTCTGGAGAGGCACGTTCTCAACTGTGCACGTGTAGGAATCACCAGTTGCTCCGGAAGCATTAGCGGCAGCTGCCTCGGTCGCCGTTCCACCACCCGCTGCGTCCGGGTAGATCGAGACCTTTACATTCAGACTATTGTCGGTCTCGTGGAGAGAGATCTCGGGATTACGGTATGTCGCATTTGTCGCATCTTTGCGGTAGATAATCCCCTTCTTTTTAGCAAATTGGTAATCCCAGTCCTTGATGTACATCCAGAACTGAATGCCATTGTCTGCGCCCTGTATGATTGGAGCATTTGCTGCTGGAATCGTTGTTGTTATTTTACCATCGAGAGGTATGGGAGCTTGGTCGGGAACGGTCGGTGATCCCAGTACACTCACAGCCTGCTTACCGCTTGCAGTGGCGATTGCATTGTAAACAAACAGTGCTGCAAGCAGAAGAACAACCAATCCAATAATGGCAACAAAAGCCTTTGCAATTACACCCATTGATCCAAATCCGCTGGTAGCCGTTGAACTTGTAGAACCATACAACGAAGGACCGTACGTGGGTCCATAGATCGACGGTCTTGACGTGGAACCTCCCATTTATGTATCACTTACAAAGGAAGTTATGCTAAGACACAATGGAAAAACGAATCGGTCCGCCAGCAAGAGGGCAAACTGTAATGTATTGTAATAACTGTGGTACAAAAGGTCATCTATTTCGATCTTGCAACGATCCCGTCTTGTCTTGTGGACTTATTCTTATCGAACGTGACTCTCTACCGGTAGATCCCGATCAAACACAAATGTTGATGATTCGTCGTAAAGACAGCATGAGTTTTGCAGAGTTTATGCGAGGGAAATATGACCCGGCAAATGTTGAGTATGTTTCTCGTTTGATCGGCAATATGACAATCGCAGAACAGAAAGCAATTGTTGAGGAGTCATTTGAGACAACGTGGAAGACACTCTGGGGCGAAGATCACCTGAGCGGTGACTACGGTCCGTCACAGGTCAAGTTCAATCAACTCAACCGAGCCGAGCTAGTGGCAAACAATCTGTCTAGCTACGAAGAGCCTGAGTGGGGATTCCCCAAGGGACGCCGGATTCGGGGAGAGTCGGATGTAGACTGTGCAATCCGGGAGTTTGGTGAAGAGACAAACATTCCTCGTGATTCGTATGTGGTTCTGAAAAACATTAGACTTGAAGAGACATTCGAGGGCTTGAATGGGATTGCCTATCGCCACGTGTACTTTGTGGCACTGCTCAAGAACCCAGAAATGATCAATCTAACTCAGCGGTTTACTCCAATGCAACGCCGAGAGATCTCGGGGATTGCGTGGAAGTCATTTGTTGAATGTGATCAGCATGTGAGACCCCATCATGTTCAGCGGAAGAAAATGATACAAGAGATTCGAAGCGTTATCGAGACATTTGAAACCGTATAAACATGTTCGGCGTGATACAGTAATGCTCAATATTATTACGCCCTGTGCACGACCCGAAAACCTAAAGCTCCTAGAGGCATCTCTAGACTTAGATCAGATTCGCTGGATCATTGTCTATGATACCAAGAACGGACCTTTTGTATCGCGATACACGCATCCGAACATTACCGAGATTGGTCACCCTACTCCTCCGGGCGGATGCGCGGGACATGCTCAGCGTAATGCGGGAATGAAGCAGGTCGTAGAAGGCTTCATCTACTTTTTGGATGACGATACCGTCATGCACCCTGGATTCTGGAAGATTCTCCCCCTGATGAAGGATGAGGATCACTTCTATACATTTGACCAACAGCGTTGGGATGAGTTTGTCTCGGTTCCTGGAGGCACCTTCAAGGGGGATGTCCCTGCAGTCACAAAGATTGACAGCGCGCAGTATGTGGTTCCACGGCATATGTGTGGTTCCTTCATTGAGAGTGATTATCGGGCAGACGGCTTTTTCATTGCTGACGTGAATGCACAGTTTCCAAACACTCACACGTACATTCCGGTTGTGGCTTCGTACTACAACTTTCTCAGGAGGGGTTAGGACGTGAACCGGAATCCAGCTAGAAATACTGTAACGCAATAGGACACAACGGCAATGGCAAATACCCACCACCAAACAGGAAAGACAGTAGCTTCACGATCCGTAACCCCGAACGGGCGGATCCGTCCCTCTCGCCCAAAGGCGATGGACGGTTTCAGATACAGGAATGCTGCCATTAAGAAGAGGTAAATAGTCACCATCCACATCCGATGGTTTCGGCGGGTCAAATCCATTGTATGAAGCACTGTAAAAAGTTCCGCGCCAAACACAATGAGAGCCACATCGGCATATGTACTTCCAAACCGGAAGGCATTCTCAGATGCCATTACACGAATGTTCATTAAGTCGGATTACCGCTCCAAAGACAAGGATCCGCTGGACGAAGAAGATAAGGATATTGATCTTTGTCAGCAACGGTCTGGAACAGGACGTGAGCTGTTTCCATACCAAAAGATCATCCGCGACTACCTAAAAATTGAGACGCCGTATCGCGGACTACTGGTCTATCACGGTCTCGGTTCCGGTAAGACGTGTTCGTCCATCGCAGTGGCAGAGTCTTTGTTGAGCACCAGCAAGGTGTTTGTGATGGTCCCGGCATCTCTGGAAGCCAACTACCGTGAAGAGCTTCAGAAGTGCGGTGATCCAATCTATGCCGTTGAGAACCACTGGACTGTGCGCCAGATATCTGATGAAGTTAGAAAGGAGGGAAAGCGACTGGGTATTTCCGATAAGTTCATGGACAAACACAAGCGTATCTTCATTACAACTCCCAGCGATACACCAAACTTTGAGTCGCTCAGTACGAACGACAAGAAGGAAATTCGCGAACAAATTGCAGACATTCTTGATAATCGATTCAACTTTATCCGCTACAACGGTCTGACTCGCTCGAATATTGCAGAGTACGTCGTTGAGGGAATGTATGACGATTCAGTGGTGATTGTGGACGAAGCCCACAACTTGATCTCCCGCGTTATCAATGAATCTGAGATTACTAGTAAATTGTACGACGCTATCTATCACGCCAAGCGCTGTAAGATTGTACTTCTGTCTGGAACTCCAATCATCAACTCGCCTAACGAAATCTCGTATATGATGAACCTCCTCCGTGGACCCATCGAGCGAATCACGATTCCCTTCAAGACCATTCCCACGTGGGATGAAGAGAAGATCACCAAGGCTTTTCGTGGCATTCCTGAAGTAGATACAATTGAGTTTAATGCTCTGAAGAAGTACGTGATGGTGACCCGCAATCCTCCTCAGTTCCGCTCCACCTACAATGGGGAAGGCGATCGTATTGCTGTGCAATATATGAAAGATCTACCCTTCATTCCTATTGCCGTGGACTGGGTTGCGGGTATCAAGACAAAGGTTGAGACAGATGTAGGTGGGGGCGAAATTGCAACTGAACGAATCTCTACCGAAGAACTTCAGTGTTTGCCGACTGATTATGAAGAGTTTGCTACTCTGTTTTTGGACGGACTAAATGTGAAGAATCCAATGATGTTTCGTCGTCGTATTCAGGGTCTGGTCTCGTACTTCAAGGGTGCCGACGAGCGTCTTCTGCCTCGTCGCATCGATCTGGAGCATACCCTGGAGAAGGTGCCAATGTCTGATGAGCAGTTTACACGATACCTGGAAGTTCGCTGGATGGAAATGAAGATTGATTCTCGCCGTGGACGATCCAAGCTTAACGAGAACCTAAGCACGTTCCGTGTCCCGACTCGTCTGGTCTGCGACTATGCAACACCACCGGAGCTGACAGTCAAGGAAGATACAGAGCTTGTATCTGAGAGCAAGAAACCGCCCAAGGAAGAGTCAGACAAGGTTGTCAAGAAGCTCAAGTCATCAGCTGATCGGTACTTGTCAGAAGCCGGTCTGAAGACGTTCAGTCCCAAGATGTTGCGGATTTTGAAGAATATCAAGGCATCGGGCGAATCGAATCAATTTGTCTATTCTCAATACCGTGCGTTAGAAGGTCTTGGTGTGCTGTCGGCTGTACTGGAAATTGCTGGATGGCAACCTTACAAGATTGTAAAAAGGGCAGGACAGTGGATAGAGGATCCCGATATGACGGACAAACCTGCCTATACATTTTACACGGGCGAGGAGGATGCAGAAGAACGCGATCTGACTCGCCAGATCTTCAACGGAGTGTATTCCAAGAATTTCCCTGCATCCCTGAAGCAGAGTGTGGAGGCGCGTGGCAAGAAGATTCTTCACATTCTAATGGCATCTGCGTCGGGTGCTGAGGGTATTACGCTTACCAATGTTCGTCACGTACACATCATGGAGCCTCACTGGACTCCTGCTCGCCACGATCAGGTTATTGGACGTGCAATCCGCATTTGCTCTCACGCAACGCTGCCGATGGAGGAGCGTACAGTCAAGGTATCCTTCTACATCTCGGTGTTCACAGAGAACCAGATGAAGTCGGCTGATTACCCGAACATTGTGGCAATCCGCAGAAATGATATGGTGATCAAGCGATATGAGGGTGATCCCGTGGAAACCTTCATGTCTACAGACGAGTACCTTTACGAGACAGCATTTGAAAAGGAGCGTATCGGTCAGCGGATGGCACTGCTACTCAAACAATCAGCAGTTGATTGCGAAATCCATCGGAAGCTCCATTCTCGTGAACGTCCGGTGGTTTCGTGTATGCGATTTGATTCCACTACAACGGGTGAAGATCTGGCATTCAGACCTAACATTAAGAATGAAGAGTTGGACGAGACTGTATTGCGTAACACCTCCAAGAAGCACCGCGTCTTGCAGAAGGTACTGGTGAAGGGCATTTCACTGATCATTGATCGGAACACTAAAGAGGTCTTCGACGGTCCCGCATGGGATGATAATCAGCGCCTGCTCCGTATGGGCAGGCTGATCAGCCCTACTTCGATCGAGTTTCTGCTTTAACACAGTCGTCAAGCCTCCCTCTTCACATCCTCGATCCATGAAGCACAAACCTCCGTCCAGGTCTTAAACGTATGGTTCAAGGCAGCCTTCTTGAACCGGGGCAGACCCTTGATAAGAGTATCCATTCGATCGGCGAGATCCTTATAAGAGAACAATGGTGCCCACAGACCAAGCGGCATTGTACCCGAGAAATAGAAGCGATCAGTTGGAGGAACAAATCCACATACCGTCTCGTCCATAAACGAGCGATATGTGCCGATGTCCGTTACAATTTGCGGGGCTCCGGTGTAGAGATGCTCAATTTGGCACAGACCAAACCCCTCTCCATCTGATGTATTCACGCCAATATCAGCTGCATTGTAGATCTCATTGATCGATGAGTCGGGAACAGTCTTTGCCGAGGTGTCCACAAGGAGAAGACGCTTGCCAAACTCACTCAGATCCAGACCGTTACGCTGAAGCTCAGTGGCAAAGATACGACTGATATCATAGTACGCACCCTGTTGTCCGTTCATACCCGTTACGATCATAAAGTAATACGGCTTGCTTGGATCGCGCCGAAGAAGCTCGACAAATCCCATCACAGCCAAATCGTGACGCTTCCGCTGGCTATTACGATTGGCATTGACAAAGAGAACCGCCTCAGGTGGGATTGACATTGTTGCGCGAACTGCCATGCGTGCCGAATCAGAAAGCTTGGAGAACATTGTCGTATCTACAGCATTCTCCAGAACACGAATGTCAGGGAACGGTGCATACTTTGAATAGACATCTGCCCAGTACTGCGTAAAGCAATATACGCGGTGTGCGTTCTTGGTGATGGTCTCAATGAGAGGCGGTGCGATTCCCTCATAGACCTGATCTACATACACCCACAGCTTGTAGGGAGACGTTGCCTTATCGAACTTCATTGCCTCCACAAACCGATGAATAATGAGGGGATCATTGTAGATCATCACGACATCTGGGTTCACCATCTCCAAGTACTCGTGAATCTTGTTGAACCCAAATCCTTCCTCCTTCGGATCCTCATTGGCAGCTGCATCATATGCAATGACTCCCTTGGGAACCGTCCGGATACTTGTGCGTGCAGGCAGGCGTTGAAATCCAAAGTGATAGGTCTTCACTTGCGGAGCCAGGGTCGAGAGCTGTCCCAGGAGGTTATAGACCACCTTGGAATACCCCGTCGTCTGATCTACGTGTGTGCTGATAAGAACGAAACGCATTGTGATGAATACCTTTTCTCTCCGTAAATCACAAATGC